GACGGGCCAACCGATCTCGGCCTGACGCCACGACTGAGAAGCGAGAGAAAATGACATGGCAACACGCGGACGCAAACCAAAACCGTCGGCTTTGCAAAAGCTCCAGGGGAATCCCGGCCGTCGAGCACTGAACGACCAAGAGCCGCAAATCGAGCCGTCACCGATCGAGCCGCCGGACTTTCTCAACGAGGAGGCAAGAGCCGAGTGGGCGAGGGTTTGTCCACTGTTGTTTCAAGCCCGAATGATCACGGACTTGGACCGGGCGATTTTCGCGTCATATTGTGAAGCGTGGGCAACGTACGTACGGGCGTGCAAGGACGTGGCGAAGTTCGGTACGGTGTTGGTATCCGCCAAAACGAAACAGGCTTACCAGGGGCCGTGGGTAAACGTGCGGTCGATGGCCGACAAACAGATGCGGGCGTGTGCGGTCGAGTTGGGCCTGACGCCGTCAAGCCGGACACGGATTCAAGTAGCTCGGGAAACGGGCCAGGACGAAACCGGCAAGGGGCGGTTTTTTGCCAAGGGACTAAAAGTTGTGGGGTGAGTACAATGAGCGGAACCATCAAACGAAGATCGTTTGTGAAGGTAGTGGCAGCGGCTATCGGGGGGCTGGTTGGTTACCGGACCGTGAGTGGAGAGCAACCGAAACGGAAGCCGTCGCCGCGATGGGAATGGGAGCTAGGCGAATGGGGAGGACAATTCGGGCGACGCGAATGGAAAGCGTCGGTTGATCTTGCGCCTTCTGAATTGCTTCTGCTCCGCGATGCCTTGCCAGTCGTGAATGCCCGCGCGTTTTGTGGCGCGAGACCAGGATCGCTCCACTTCGTGGGTTTTATGGGTTTATGGCCGTGCGAACATCTCCCTCATCGCCAAGTGCATTGCACTGTCCGCCTCTGGGAATTCCAAAAACCCAGAGGCAAGATGCGTCTTGTCAAATCAATCCCGGGGTTCGTTGTTGACATTGGGGTTTACAAACCGGCAAACTTCCACCACCTCTTCCGGGGCGAACATGCGGTTGTGAGTGTGGGGCAAAAAAACAGAACTGAAGCATACCCCAACAATATCGATGTACGATCTGTGGAATCATCCAGTAGATGACACTAGTAACGACCAATTACGAACTGCAAAAGCTGATCCGGATGCTGCCGGGTTATGATCCCTTCGCGCAGGCGGGCGACTGCTACTTCGACGAAAAGGCGGCCCAGTTCCGGATCGACTTCATTCAGGAATGTTGCACGTTTACCCAGGGCGAAAAAGCAGGACAGCCGTTCATTTTGGAACCGTGGGAGAAAGCGATCGTAGCCAATATGTACGGTTGGAAACACCCGAGCGGATTGCGGCGTTATCGGATGGTGTTCGTACTTGTGGCTAGGGGTAACGGAAAGTCCGAAATGTGTGCCGCGCTCATTTGCGTGGGCCTTTTTGTTCCCGACGATCTACCGGAACCTGGCGGACACGTCTTCAGCGCCGCTGGCAAACGGGACCAAACACGATACGTATTCGACCCCGTATGCTACATGATTCGTCATAGTCCGGAGATGAGCGAGCGGGCGAGGATTTACAAACAGGCAATAAACGTTGGCACTCGCACATACTTTCCGATGTGTCGTGAAACCCACACGGGGACGGAACATGGCGGAGCGCCGGCTTTCGCCGTTGCGGACGAGGTGCATGCCCACTTGGATCGCCGTCTGATTACCGCCATAGAAACCGGCATGGTCTAGCGCCGACAGCCGTTGTTCGTTGCAATCAGCACGGCGGATTACGAGCGGGAGGGCTCACCCTGCAATGAGCTTCAGGATTACGGCCGCAAAGTCCGCGACGATACTGTATCCGATCCGACCTTTCTTCCAGCGATTTATGAAGCATCGCTGGAGGATGACTGGACCCTGGAGGAAACGTGGGCAAAAGCCAACCCGAATCTTGGCGTGTCGGTGTTTCCGGAAAACCTGCAGGCACTGTGCGAAAAGGCCAAAGCCGATCCTACGTTTGAAAACGAGTTTAGACGCCTGCATTGCAATGTCCGTACCCAACAGGCATTCCGGTTGATTTCGATGCACGATTGGGACGCTTGCGCCCGTCCGATTGAGATACCGGAGGGGGCGGTGGTGACAATTGGACTGGACGGAGCGTCTACTGGCGACATGGCTTCCATGGTTGTGTGTTACAATGATGGGACGGATTACCACCTGGAACCGTACTATTTCTGCCCCGAATCACAAGCCCTGGAAATGCAGCAGCGGGGCGATCATACATACGTGAACTGGGCTAATGAGGGATTGCTGGAAATGACGCCGGGCAAGGCGATTGACCACCGGGCGATTCGCAACAAGCTGAACGAACTGGCCTCGCGATACGATGTCCAGGAGGTGCCTTTCGATCCTTGGAATCTACGGACGTTTGCAATTCAGGTAGGCGAAGAGGATGGGATTATGATGGTTGAACACCGTCAAGGCACGAAGTCGATGAATGAACCCATGAAGCTGCTTGTACGGATGATGCTCGACGGCCATCTACGCCACGGCGGGCACCCGATTTTGCGTTGGAACATGAGTAATCTTGCGGCCCGGTTAGATCCGGATGACAACATTCGGCCAGATAAGGCCAACAGCGGCGGAAAAATCGACGGAGCCGTGGCGGCCATCATGGCGATTGGCCGGGCTGCGAGTTTATTCGAGATGCCGAGTTTTTACGAAACGCATGGCGTGGAGTTTGCAAAATGACGCTAAATGCTGAAAAACTAGGGGTGATGATTTGCGAACGCTTGGGTATCGATCCGGACGCAACAAGCGAGGTCGAAGTTGATATACATGCCGAATCACGCGAGTGGTCACAGAGTCGGACTCCCGGTGTCGTGCAAGTGACAGTCACGCGGTACTGGCCAGGCACTGACGCGGAGAAGTATCTCGGCGAATACACGATGCACCGGGGCAAAATGAAGTTACGGATATCACACTCGACTCATATTGAACAGAAAGAAAGTCCTGCCGAAGTCCCAAAAAGCGAGGTATTATCACCGGATACATTACGACTAGCGCAGCTTGTGCTGACAATGTATCCAGATGCACCGATGCCGCCTTTGCTGGAAGCCTTGCGCAAGGAAGAGCGTGCCCGAAGAAAGGGGAGCCGGGATACAAACCTAAACCCTCCCCCCCTTCCGCCAAAAACTTGGGCAATAGAATGATTCAAATTGATCGACTGATACGAAACCTTGTCCTGGCGGCCGGGCTGCTGCTGATTGTCGGCGGGACGGCGGTCGAGAGTACTTCGGCGGCGGCTATCGTAGCAGGGGCTATTTTGTCGGCCGCTGCGGTGACGGGCATGTGGCTGACACGAGGGAGGTGATGCTATGTTTGATACATTCATGGGGATGGCCGGGGCTCGGAACTGGGCGCCGACTGACGACCGCTGGTATACGTCGAACGGCGGCGTGCGAACGCAAGCCGGGGTTGACGTGTCGGAAGAAAGCGCTATGCGATTTGTTACGGTTTATGCGTGCGTCGCGAAGCGAGCGAAGTCCGTGGCTGCTCTTCCGGTCACGGTCGTCGAAAAAGTGAGCCCCACTGAACGAAAGCCGATCGATCATCCCTTGGGAGAACTGCTTTCGGGACGGGCCAACAAAGATGCCACGGGCATGACTATACGCGAGACCCTAATGGCAAACCTGGATCTGTGGGGTGATGCCTATTGCGAGTGTATTTGGTCGAACGGAGGCACAATCCAGGGGCTGATCCCGCTCATGTCGCGCGAAGTAAAGCCAAAACGGGACCCGGACAAGAATCTGATTTTCGAGCACCGTCCGCCGCAAGGTCCGCCCCGAATTCTGATGCCCGAGGACGTGTGGCATATACCCGGGCTCAGTTTCAACGGCGTTACCGGCCTGTCGCCGATCGCCTACAACCGGGAGGCAATCGGACTCGGGGTTGCGGCCTCTACGATGGCGGCTAGTTTTTTTGGCAACGGAGCATGGGCCGGCGGAATCGTGAAACGCGATCCTGAAAAGCCGGGAAGTGGCCTTGGAAAGCTGAGCGAAGCGCAGGGCCAGGCAATGCTTGCTGGTTTGGAGGACAAACTTCGCGGGCCGGACAAGGCGTTTGGGATTGCACTATTACGGGAGGGCATGAGTTACGAGCAGCTTGTCTCCATCCCGTTGGCCGATGCACAATTCGTCCAGGTTCGCGGACTGAACCGAATTGAGATTTGCGGGATATTCGACGTACCGCCCAGCATGATTCACGATTTGGAAAATGGCACGTTTAACAACACCGAACAGCAAGGACTGATGTGGGTCCGCGACTCTATTCTTCCTACCACCATTCGTTTCGAGACATCCGCCAAGGCTCGATTCTTTCCCGACGAGCCTCTGTATCTTCGGCATAACCTCGTGGGGTTGCTTCGGGGCGATTTCAAAACCCAGATGGAGGGATTTGCTATCGGCCGGCAGTGGGGCATTTTTAGCGCCAATGACTGTCTGGAATTGCTTGACCGCAATCCCGTCCCTGGTGGAGACGAGCGTTTAACGCCGCTCAATATGCGCATTATGGGAGAATCGATGCCAACGATCACCGCGGCACCCCCAACCGATCGGCAGAAGGATGAGTACGGCAACGAAGATGAAACCGAAGCGAGGCTGGAATCGTGGGTTCCAGTGGTTGCGGACATCGGCCGGCGTATTGCAACGCGGGAAATCAAGGCCGTCGA